CCCAGGCGGAAATACTAAAAGGTTTGGCTGCAGATCCGGCGCCGCCGATCAGTGCATCCCATGTAGCCGGTGCGCCAACATCGATATAATCAGTGCTGCTCGCTCCCCCAAACAGGATTGATTTTGCCTCGCGATGCTCATACCCAGTTTGCTTATATCGAGCGCGTCGATTTCTATTGGTCTTGTGCCAAGCTGGCTTTGTTGTATCATTAAAAGCAGAGTCTTGTCCATATTGACCAGCATGAAGCGTCCTGAGAGTCCTCAATCCTCTCCTCTCGCCCAAATGGTCCGAGACGCGCATTGTATTTGACTCTCCGCTACCAGAGCCAAGAACAGAGAGGTTTCTGAACGGTAGTGCGTTATAGACCGAATACTCTTCGTGTGCAGGGTCTAGGAAGCCCCTGGAGAGCGTTTCGAAGCCTCCGGGCGATGAGAACTTGCTGACAATGACGGACTTGTTAGAATTCGTTCCTGTGCGATCTGGGAGGGCAAAGTTTTGTGAACCAGAAACAACAGCGGGTATGGAAGCGACTAATTGCAATGGCTGTCGTATGTAACCGATCAGTGACTCTGGGTAGACCGAGAATGAGTGTGATTGGTCCCTGAAGAATGGATCGTTTAAGGTTCTGCCGGTAGTCTGAACAATTTCATAGTTATGGCTGTAGTTTCCTATCACCGTCGAGCCAGTGACCATTTTAATATTTTTGATGTTTAGTGGGCGCTTAGCTACCTCTTCTCGGAACAGGGATGCCCGGGGGCGTTGTCGACCTACCCAGACGGCACTGTTAATATCTCCCCACGAGGAGCCCGCCTCGCCGTCGCCAGGAAGGGGATAGTCCGGACCAACAAACCCCATAGCTCCAGCAATATTGCCAGCCCCGGGCTTGCCGCACTTTCCGAAAAGAAGGCGCCACGCTTCTGGTCTGTTCTCTTGTGTGTCCGACCCGCTGTTGATCGTTACATGTCGCGACTGATGACCGCCGACCCACTTCTCGGTAAACGGTCCCTGCATTGGGACTTCTTTGTCGTCCCCATAGGTATCGCTATGCAAGTTTACAATTTCTGCATCAGAAGAAAAGCCCGTTGCTACTGGGGAATTATGCCCAGAAGAGATAGAAGAGCTTATAAGATTGAATGGGGCTAAAATATCGCCCTTTGCTGAGCCGAAATAATCCTTATCCCAATCTCGCCCCGCAGTTGCTTTGAAAGAGTATTTTCTCTTTTGATTGGGATTAAGTTTTTTATCATCTTTGCAATGCCAATCTGGGGATTTAACCAAATCGTCGGACCACGAAAGAACAATGTTTTTCAGACCACCAGCGGCATATGCGGGTCCAAACGGGTGTAGGGCTTGCTGTAAAAAGTCTTTGTTCTTGTTAGACGCATAATTAATTCCCCCGTGAATAACCCTATTCTGACTTACCGCAAATCGATAAGGCGTCGTAAAGCTTCTGTTGAGAACTTGCAGGCTAGCGCTATGAAGTATAGACCGACCAGTGTTAACGCTCTCAACTGACGAAGAAATGATAGAAGTCGTAGTTCCCCTATCTGCCAAAACGCCAGTTCCAACTCCCCTGGCGGCTCTGTGCTTCCACCAGAAGCAATTATCGTCTTCCCTCTGATTTAAGCTGTATGTATAGGTGTGAGTGCCACCGCCAACCGCTTCAATATCTGCGGTTCCACGACCAACTCGGTCAATTCGATTACCGTCCCCATGCGGAGCAGGTGCGATAATCACATCAGGGAGGTACCCAGAGGTAGCGCCAGCGTTAAACGAACCTAGTGAAATCTGCTCTATCTTCGTTCCCGATACGTAATACGCTGTATTTGCCCCAACCTGATCATAGAAGTAACTCGTACCGCCGCCATCTGGCTGACCTGCAATGGTAGTATCAGCCTTTCCTGCGCCGCCGCCTGAGCCTGCTCCTGTGCCATCTCCCATTCGCCACCAAGAAACCAAATGAGAGGCAGAGGGGTGTTTTGTCAGATCTGACGGACCTATGTTATATCCAGTGCTGCTGCCTACAGTATATCTTACAGCCGCAGGAGAACTATACTTATCGTAATCTGCAGATGTCCCGCTATATATGTTTTTGATATCAAGCGGAGATAGTGGAGTCCTCCAGTATGAAACATCTGCGATTACGCCGCAAAAGGCATCGTCATCATTGCTGGCAGCCTTCTCTCTTCCTATTGAGCTGTATGAATAAACTGGAAGCAAAACCCCATCTGGGGCGACAATTTCATTATAGGAACGACCGCCGACCTGCATTGCTAGGGCTCCGGGAACGTCCCACGATCCCGTTATCTCTGTCCCGTTAACATACATTTTAAGGGTACCGCAGCCAACACCCGTCTTCAGAATTCCAGTAGAATGAGATTGATATGTAAGCGCTACGTGGTACCAACCCGGATTAAACAGTTGTGCGTCCGCTGATGTCCATCTTCTAGTGTGTACACCATAACTGTTGGTGCCAGAAAATGGCATCATAAATTCCAGCTTCTGATTTGACGAAGGTCCACCGACACCCGAGTTGGAGCCCTTGACTAGGTACCAGTGTCGAGAACCAGCAGACAGGTTGTAGTGGCTGGTATTCTGGGTATTGCCCAGACACAGGAGGGATGAATTGGTCGTGTTGTCACTAGCCGAACTTGTCGCCTGGGAAGACATTGACACCCACATTGACATCGTGAAGTTGTCTTGCCCGAGTGAGCCAGTGCCCCCATACGTTCCTATACCATTCGGTGAAATAGTGGAGTTCTCTACTTGAACAGAGCGACCGCCAGCATGAACCAGGGTGGCGCCAGAGTCCGGACCTGCAAGCACCTGCGAAGGTCGCATAATATCAACCCCGGGAGCGAACCAGTTGTTCGGGGGGGTCCCGTCGTGAGCGCGATACCACTGACCGTTAATCTCTATGCCCTTGGTGTTTAAGTACTTGTAGGCTGTAGTTTCATCTCGGGTCCGGGGTGGTCTGTGACCAAACTTCCAATTGTACAAGTGCCTATTAATTCCCTCTACTCCACCCTCGGGGTCGGTCCCCTTGCCCTCTAAGGATGGGAACTTGGTCCAATATTTATTTCTTTCAAGAACATGGCTTTCAATCATGGTCCGAACTTCATCGGACATGTTTGCAGACGCAGGAATTAATTGCTTCAAAAATTCTGAAATAGAGTTGTCGATCCACTTATAAAAGTCGACATACTTATCTAAATCTGGCGTGTTCCCAACTCTCTCAAAGAAAAGCTGCCTAAGCTTTTCCAAATCCTTATACTTTTGCCGATATCGATTTACAGGCTCGCCAATTAAGTTGTTAAAGTCAACAACGCTTGAAAATAAATTAATCATCTCCTCGGAGATGGTCTGATACATGCTCTTCTCTACTGCCCAGAAATGATTTACCGGCTTGCTTTCGCGAGTAAACTTTAAATCATCTTGAACAAGGATCTGAATAGTATCTGCACTATCCAACACCTCTGGCAATCGCTGCCTGTAAGTGTTAACGTATTCTGTCTGAACAACCTGATCAGTGTCGGTCTCGGCGTCGAACTTGTCGCCCCTACCAGCATGCTGTGCATTAACAACCTCGCCTAGCCACCCATAACGAGTTGCATCCGCTGCCGAACCAGATGAGAAATCTGGTACAGTGAACTGACCACTGGAATCAGAACCAGTTACTGTTGCAAAGTCCCAGTGAAGAGCCAGTGTGTCTATCTTGGGAACATAATATCCACTAGATTTCTGGTTTAAATACGCGCTCTTATAGGGATCTGCAGTTCCAAAGTTGGCTGCATCTCTGGCGTGCGCTTTTATTGTGCTGTCTGGAAGATAATCGAACCAATACCTTAAGGATGAAAGTTTAGCATCGCTGAACTCTCTCACGGAATCGTCAAAGTTTGTATAGTGAGCCCCGAGATAAAGTCTCTTATTTTGTCTTAAGAAGTTTATACCCTTTGTCTTAGTGACTGTCGCTGTGGTAGAAAACTGATTCTGGACTGTTCCGAGTTCCGTATTTACGCCATAAAATTCTATATCATACGTGCCAGTCGTGTCTAGTATTGCGTCGGCTAGCGGATATTTTGTGGGCTTAAATCTTGTGGCAAAGTTCCACTTAGTGTTGTTGTAAACATCTTTAAACTCGCTCGACTCTAGTTTTATACCCAGGTATGAAGAAGTGAGAACAAAGTATGCATGATCTGATTCTCGTTCGCGACGGACAGCATAAACCTGGAATTCGGCATAATCGTTCGACGCCCAATCTAAGTCCGATACAGAATCCTTAGCTCCATGCATTCCATACAAAGATGCAGAAACAAATGTCGTTGGAAAATATCCCTTTTCCCTGCTCTTTATTTTCTTCGGAAAAATTGCCTCTGCCTCAACAGTCAGGGCAAACGCATCTTCTTTACCGGCAGAGTCTGAGCCCGAAATATAAGAGAGGGAAGAATTTGAATTCGCAGAGTCCGCATATTGATAAACGGTTCCGGCGAACCGATCTGTGTTGTTGAAGTCAATATACTTTTTCTTATAGACTGCTGATTTGAAGTCCTCTTCGAACCTAAAGGAGACGCCGTCGCCATAAAGATTAAGTTTTACAATCTCATCATCAACACCAAAGCACCGTATCAAGTTGCGGAAAGCCTTTTCCGTGCCTTTTGATTTGTAAATATAAGTGAGGTTGTTATAGATATTTTGATATATCTGGTTCTTTACATTGTAAACCTTCTTACTGAACTCTTTGTCGTTGTTCCGAGAGGCGATTGATTCTAAGACATTGGCATCAACAAAAAGTTCAGGCGCGACAAACCCAGTATTCTCCAGCAAGCGATTCATGAATGGAAGGGGCTTGTCTGATACCGTGCTGCTGCCGCTCGTATAATATATGTCTTTCAGTTTCGGCAGCGCTTCGATCTGAAGGTGCAAGGAGTCGAGGTAGCTAGAAATAATCTGAGTTAGCTTAAGTAAACTCTTTCTGTCTTTCTCCTGATCTTCTTCTGTGATCCAGGCAGGAATTGAGTTATATATGGCTGAACTGTTTTCATGGTCATGAACAGAGCCGGATGCCTTTAACTCTGCAGCCAGCGTTGTGACGCTTGAATGACTCGGATAAATAATTGGATCCTTATATTCATTAGGTCCAGTATAAACAGCAGAAGTGTCCATCGCGGATGTAGTACTTCTGGCGTTTGTTGCGTATCCTGTCCAAAAGCCATTTGAGATTCTGCCAGAATAGTCAAGCACAACAGAGTCTTTATTTGTCGACCCCATTACACCCTCGTTAAACTTATAATAAACTCCCAGATCTGCATCTCTGGATCCAGATATAATTCCGCCTATATCTGTGTTTGTCCCTCCGCGTACCTGTCTGAACCAATTTTGCTTGATCTCCTTGTGGGTCCTGGCTCTCTTCCAGAACCTAAACTCATCAATCGATCCGGATAGCTTGCCCCAGCCAGCCTCTGGGGAGGTCAGCCCGATTGGGGTGGTCTGCAGTGCGCCAATGGTTGCATTGAGGGCGCCCGTTACCTCCGCTAAGGTTCCGCCCGCTGCGATAGTCCTGCTCTCGTTTAGTGCACCATTGACATACAGGCTGGCTTTAACGTTGGTAGAGTCTCCCCTGATTACAAATGCATAGTGGTTCCACTTTTCATCCGCTAGTGAAGATACAGTTATTCCACTACCTATTGCCTCGTTTTGGATGCCGACTGAGCCTGATTTGTATGTGATCCAGAATGGAGATGCAGATGCAGTGCCGTTAAGTTCGATCATCATTCTTCCGCGAGCAGCCGAAGTGGAATCGTTGTTCCAGAGATCGAAAATAACTTCTTTAGATGTTAGACTGGTGATAAAGCTGTCTTTTTTTAGCCAAAACTCTACCGTTGTGCCCTCGGATGGATTAAGTCTGAGGTTTGATGCTTGGTTAAATGGGGTGTAATATGCGTTGGACCCCGTAAAGGTTGTTGCTAGGGAGCCTTCTTTGATCGTGCCCTTGTTCGGACCACCCTTGATGGTAATATATTCATGTGATGCAGTCGCGGGTGCGCCATAGCCTTCAGATGCGACTACCTTCGTCCCCCAGCCGTTTGGAGAAAATATTGCATGACCGGTCGTTCTGGGGTATCTGTTTTCAAACAGGTATCGATCTAAATAGGTGGAGTCGTTGTGCCACTCTGTTTGTTCTCTTAGGGAGCCATCATAGGGATATGTTGAGTATATACGCCTCATAGATTGGGCATAATACTCCTCTGCAGAGCCGTACCTGGCAAAATTTGCAGGAACAGAATAATCAACATATGGTAAAAAGAGTTCTTTTTCGTCTTTTAGTGCTTCCAGAACTTCACGAGACTCAATTTCATTCCCAACCTCGTCTTTATTTGTTGCTGTTAGCGTTTTTAAACTCTTTTTCTCAAACAGCTTCTTAATACTCATATTTACTCGACTCTAAATTTGTATAATTCGGGCTGTTCAACCCAACCTCCTAGCACTCCGTTATAGTAAGCTACCTGAAATGCGTATGCATAGCCAGATTGAAGGAGCGACATATCAAAATCAAAATAGCTTCCCGTGACATCAAAAGAAAGCTGGGTGTGCAAAGTACTTCCTGTCCCAAAGGGCACAACCTCTAGCCCGTCCACCATCCTGACCACTCTATAAGACCCGCTTTCTATTATGGAGTTTTGCGCTATAGTGTTCGCTACTGAGTAAATAGTTGGGCTCCAATCTTTTTGTCTAGCAAACAAGCGCATGCGAGCAGTCTCCGTGCGTGCATAAACTGGCTTAATATTTGTTATTTTAGTTGCATATTCAAATTTTGGATTGCCCTCTGTGGTCTTTAGGATGTTCACGCTCACCGTACCGGTATGATAGCATGTTGCCAAGCCTGATTTAAACCACCTGTCATATACAGTCGTAGCAGTTGTTGTTAGCGCAAAGGAGGCGCTATAAATACCAGTTGAAACATGACCTCCAGTAACCGGATATTTGGGAGTCGTGGTCTTTATAACAGAGCCACTGGACCGGGCTGTATATACCTGTAGATATATATTACCTGTTCCCACGCCGGGGATGTCGCTGAGCTTGCCGCGAACATAGTTGTACAGATACAACGTGTTTAAGTTATCTGTAGCCGAAGCCAAAGAACTGCTAGCGTAGAAGTTTCCTCTGTCATCTTTTTTGGCTGAATTCCATCGTGCTTCAAGATATGGTCTCTTGAAAAAACTGTCAGAGGTTCGTCCAAAAAACTTCTTAGTATAGTAAGATCTGGATGCTCCTTCCTGGCTAGCCGTCAGCGCTACGCCAACACCATAGTTGGTTTGATGCGTATAAGTGTTAGTTAACCACTCCTCAACCATAGACGTGACATCGACCTCAATGTCTTCGGTTCCATTACTAAAGGTCGGGTTATATGTTGGCATAGTAGTGCCCGGATTGTATGCTGCCGTATGATAATCTCCACCCTGCGTTGTCCAAGTGGTGCCTGAAGCCGCGTTAATCCAGTTGGCTCCCTCGGCGTCATGGGTAATATCCGTATATTCATCCATGTCAACGCCACTTCCCTCTTCCCATGATCGAGAGACGGCAGTAATCGTTAGGGTATAGTCCCGTGGCAAAGTGTAGGCATGCCTAGCGTTAAACATCCGAAGGTAAAAATTCACACTTCCAGAAGCAGGAATGGTGCCCGCAGTTCGGTCAGAACTTATGGTGCTAACAGGAAAGTTAACAAGAAATCTAGTTTTCTCCAGGGATCCGGAATCTGCCTGTCCATATATTGAAAAAACCTCTAAAATATCAGAGCCGCCCATATTCGAGCCAGTACCCCTGGTCGTCAGATTAGACTTAAAAGCATTTGTTATCGTAGTGTCTTTATCAGCAATGTAACGCTTGATCGTCATTATTGTACAGTTCCTTTAATATCTTGATCTGGAAATTTAATCTCAAAGACCACGTTTTCAGGTGCAGAAACATATCGACCATCCGGAGATGTTCTCTCGTCAACGTTGATAGTGGTGCTAGAATACCTTCCTCCCACCTTCTTGCGGACACGAACATCCACAACATCATCAACGCCTGAAACTTGGTTTAACTCCTGCCACACCTGGGTGATAGAAAATATCTCGCCAATATCAGCAGCTTTGTTATACAAATCACGGAGCCTGTCGGACGCTGCAGCGAGAACATCAAATTTGCTTTTCTCTGGGTCTGCCACAATTGTGAAATCGATACCAAGGTTGACCACCTTTGCATCTAGAATGTCAATTGTATCATTTATCATCTTGACCCTCTTGAGCCAAGTTTTTAAATTCTCCTTAATTGTGGCGTTTGTCTCAATGAGCTTGCCAGTAGAGTTTTCAGAAATAACATATAGATTTAAATTTCTCTTCAAGGAATCATGGTCTTGTAAAATGTTACAGCGCTTAACCGATCCAAAGCGGGCTGGCATGTTATACACCATGCTCATGTAATCAGCCTTTGTTACCGCACGGTTCTGCGTTGCATAATGATCTGCCGTTCTTATCTTAATCTCCTGAATGCTGGTCTCCGTTCCACCACCAATTATCGGCTTTTCATTTGTACTTTCCACAGAAGCTTCGATACTTCTCCGATTTGCTACACTAACATCCCCTTGGTCAAATCTCCAAATAGGGTTTGAAACATTAGTCAAGGTGCGTGCAGCAATTGATACATTGCTTAGAGGGTTTGCCCTATAGGCAATTGTCAAGGTCGTGCTAGAGGGGACGATCCCGAGCTTGTCTGTTGAGTTCAGCACAGATGGGTCCATGGACGTGTCTGTTATGTAACTGCGACCGTGTACATTCAAAACGACTTCTGACGGATCTTTAAAGCTGCCGTTGCTCATCTCGGACTCGGATCCGGCACCAAACTGCAAAACTGTCGTATTTCCCCTTCTTTCGACCACGTAACGTCGAGGCACAGACATTGGCTTAAGTATTGAGGCTACCGAGTCTTGATTGCTGTCGGTGTTTCTGATCTCTTTATAAACCACATTCTGCGAAAGATAATCAACTTCAAAGTATTCGTGACCCTCATTGTCAAAGACCGAGACCACTTCTGCGACATTGCTTTCCGGCAACTCGACCCTCAAAAACGGTGCGTATGCTCCAACTGAAATAGTTTCTGTTTTAAGTTGCCCGGACATAACCTGGGCATATGCCCTAATCGCATACGATGTCGGAACACCAGTAGTTTCATTTACGCGAGCTACAACAATTTCATTCTTTGGGTCGCCAAAATAAACGTCCTCTATTAGAATGAAACCCACACCACCAGTAGACGACAGTTCAGAACCCTTCATGAGAGTCGGCAGCATTTCAGTAGCTGGACCTAGTCCGCTGGTTGCAGCCGGGACAATTATATACAACGCCACAAACCCAAAAGATGATGGACTGAGATTTGCCTTGTACCCCATCTGCCTGGCTAGGCGTAAAACGTTTTCTGGCTCGATTGCCGTGTCCATGAAAGACTCGTTAACTTGATAATCCAAATAGAACGAAAGTATGTCTCCGACATATGCCACCGTATCCAGCATCAGTGAGCCAAAGCCAGCTTCGTTGAAGTCTTTAAAAGTGTCGGGGTAATACCTCTTTGCGTGGTCGACAAGACCATCTTTAATAGAGGAGTAATCCCTATTTGTATATCTTATTGGTACTTTTTTCTTTTTTGCCATAATAGCTTCCTCGATAATTAGTTTTGTTACACGTTAATATCTAAAAGTTCGTTTGAATCTAAGGGTATTATTTTATATTCAAGAGTGATGCCGATAAAATTTTTGTCTATAGACTCATCTTGATCTGGAGTAACGAAATGAATATTGTTAATTTCTATGTACGGCAAGTAGCGCTTAACTTGGTCGTTTATTTCCGATGCGATCCTTTGATATGTAGACTCCACACTCTGTTCAAATAGGAAATTTCTCAGCCCAACCCCGAATTCTGGATCCATCATCCTTTCTCCCGGGCACGTTAATACAACCATTTTTAAATTTTGCGTGACTAGCTGCTTATAGTTCTGGTTCAACGCGTACCCATCCTCCGAATCGATGGTTAGCGGTAAGCTTGGTGATAATCCTGGCATTTAACATTCCTCCCCGTCTTTATCAGCATTTTTCTCATCCCTCTCTTTCTCTCTGCGCTTCTCTTTAGCCTTTGGTTCTTCGAACTCTAGTAATAAGTAGATGATTCCCAAAGGAGTTAACGGAACGAATGGAAAAAGTGGAAATCCGTCTTTCGGAGTGAAGTCCACAGTAGGTATACTATCGCCAGACCCATCTCTTTGAGCAGCATGATCTGCGTCCATCTTATCCCAGAACTCATTATACTCATCTGCCGCCTCTTGTAGCGGAGACATTATCTCATTAAATTGCTCTTCAATTGTATCGACCACCATCTCGTAGCGCTCCACAGCAGCATTATACTGCTCTACCTGATCCGGATCGGAGCCTCGCAGGACCGGGGGATCGGGAAGCCTCCACGGGTCTTCACCCAGTACTGGCAGTGGTGGTGGCTTGGGTGGCTTGGGTGGCTTGGGCGCCATTAGTTGATACCCTTTGGTGCCAAACATACCGGGCGGGAACACAATATTGTGAATCTGATTCTCGGCATCTGGTTCCGTAGAAAATCTCTTTAATATATTGCCTACCAGAATAGCCGGATCGACAAGTTCTGCAAGCCCTTTCAGAATATAAAGCGGTGTCATTAAGATCATCTTCAATATCATTAGTGCCATTTCTTCCGGATCTGGCTCTGTAGATGCGTTCCTTGCATCACGCTTCCGAATTCCCCTAGTCCCGCCTTGGGCAGCTGCCTCTGGGTCCTGATAGAAGGGATCATCTCCCGCCTCCAGCAAATTAAACAACATTCTGAGCGTCTTCTTTGTCTCTCTAAACAGCGAATCTGAACTTCTGCCTAGTTCCGCCTCCACTGATGAAATGCAAAAGACCGTAATAACCGACAATGCGCGGGAGGGGGATGCTACATTGCTCAAAACCTGACGATATCCGGGTGACATGATCAGATCATCTTTTAGCTTGTTGTCCTTTTTGGCGATGCCTCGTCGACGCACGCGCTTCATTTTCACTCTGTTTTTCGCTTCTTTTAGCTTCTTTCTTGCAGCGGCGGCTTTCTCAGCCTTTGTTCCAGTCTTTTTGACCTTAAGTGCGTCGAGGGCGACTGCAGTCTCCGCTGCTATCTCCAAGCCCTCAAGGTGGGACTTCACTATTGATTTAACAATCTTATAGTCAACCAGCATGAGGGGTCTCAAGAAAGCAGGGTTCTGGGCTATCGGTATTGAAACCGGACTCTCAGCGGGGTCAGTATAGGTCGTTATCTTGTATATTTTCTTTTCTTCGGAAGAGCGCGAGATTGGATCGCCCGAAGAGTCTCTATCTAAAATAATATTAATCCACTCGTTATCCTTCTTCCTTTTAATGTGCGCACGAATGGCATCAGCAAGAATTAAGGCAGAATTTGCCCTAAGACCGTGTCCGAACGGATGATGCTTACCCTTGTTTGGATAGCCAAACAGATTGCCGCCAAGAGCATCCTTCCTCACTTTATGTCTCTTAATCATTTTGATCATTTTTTCTCGCCTGCTCTTCTTGCCCGGGCGAGACCAGTACTCAAAAGATTTCCTGTTAAAATCCCTCTCCAGTCGCGTTGGGGAAGCGCCAGTCACCTTGTTATATCTAGCCTGTATATCTTCGTGAGCCTGTAGATAAATTCCACCCGCCTCTGACGGTAACGGACCGCCACCCGGACCAGACTTCGAGCCAAGCTTTCCTTTGGCTCCAGCAGTTCTTGCATTGGCTGCTGACCGGTCGATATCAAATTTAGTTGTCGTAAACGGGATAAGTTGCTCAGATGATGAGATTACAATTGGGTAGTACCAAGTTCCCCCGTCTTTAAGCTTATAAGTCTTCTCCCGCCTTTGCATCTTCGTCTGCCATCTAGAACTTCCTCTATCAAATATCTTCCTAGTTATGGTGGCAGTACCTTTGCTCATATAACATATCCTGTATCCAAACTTCCAACTATCGAAATGGTGCTTCGCCATCGCCTCTTTGTTAGAAAATCTTCCTAGCGGCAAATCATTCCAGTACTTCTCCCAAACATCAAGCCTGACCACTCCACGATACTTTGAGCTTCTTCGAAGGTACCTGCTGCCCCGCTTGTCATCGATTCTCACATAGCGCTCAAGGAAAAATGCCCCTTGATTATATTTTTCAGATAAAATCGCGAACCTGTCATCGTCGCTTACGCCATTGCTCCTTACGTTGCTTGGAACATCTAGGATGGGAATATTCTTTTCCAAATACTCCCTGTCCATGCTCCTCTTTGGGGAGTTTAATATATCTCCCAAAATATCTGCCACCTCGGGAAGTTGTTCTCTGGCAATTATCCGAATTGCGTCTTCCGGCTTGATTCTTTCACCGCGAGTCAAAAGCGCACCGTTGGGGTGATAAATTGTCTCTCCTCGACGAACCCTTCTAGTAATCAGTTCAACAGCCCTGCTTTTAAACTTCGGATAAAACTCCTTACCCATGTTCTTCAGGTTTGAATTCAGCATAACATTTAAGAACCTGATTACTGCTTCTTCTTTAAATGCGTCGGTAACGCGATACTCCGAGAAGACAAACAGCCCCTTTATCACAATCTCAATGACATGTAATCTCACAATCATGTTCACAATTGTAGCCAACATTGCCAATTCCATATCAGCCGGTCCACCAGCCACCTTAGACAAATCCCCTTCTTCGCTGCACTCCGGGGTCATATATTCATCAAGCGTATCCTTTTTGGCATCATCTAGGTCCATCAATCCCTTGGGGCGGTTGGCGAGAGGTGGGCACCCCGGGGGCGGGACATCTGGTGTCCAGTCGACGCCCTCAAGCACAAGCTTGGTGAACAGCTGAGAGCTAGAAACTTTTCTAGACACATCTTTCATCATAGAAAAGCTCAGTTCTCGCGCATCATTGCCGGAAAAGGCTCGACGTATTTCATTCTCAAGAGATTTTGTCATTTTTGAACCGAGATCGTCAGCAAACTTACCAATCATAAACTCGACCATTGGCTCCGCTGAGCTTCTCATCGGACTCTTTGGGGATCGTGCTGTTGGGGTGGACTTGCTGGTCTTTCTAGTTTTTTTGTCGACCAGCGTTTTTATCTCCTTCGAAGCCCCAAGATAGCTCAATAGTTGTGCTTGTGCAATATTTAATGTTGTTTGCTGAACCTCGTCCATCGTCTGGCGCAGTCTGGGCATTACTTGATCATTGGCGGCAGTCTTGGTCCCTTCGCCAAAAGCCGGTGGCATAAACTCGAAATCCGGCAACCGATATACCATATGATGCGGGAGAGGGGGGAGCCTAAAAAGAGCCTTCATACTCTCAACTGCTTTGCCAATTGGATCCTTTGGCAGGGGATCCTTGACTTTAATGATATCCCCCACCTTGTTCTTGCCAAGCCACAACACATACCACGCCTTATATCTATTTCCGCTTTTCTTCATCCAAGATGGTACTTCGGAAAAATCCCCATCCCAGGAGCGAGGGGGGTCGCGACCATCGAGGCGTTCGCCGCCAAACTGTCTCGCCTTATTTATTTTATACTTTAGCTCGTCACGAGACAAGCCCGTTTGCTCAAGATAGTTGTCTGCCCCTATTCCTATTGAAAAAGCTGGAAATATTTCATGTGCCTGTTCGGCGGGACTTTTCATCGCCGCGCCCATCATACCAAAATTTCCAGTCTCCGCTGCCATAAGTAACGTCGGATATGCTTCTATGTCTTTGCCGAAAGCATCAGTAGCGGCTCCGAGAAGAGAGTCTAGATATCTATCATTTTGCTTCTGTACAAACGGTGGATCACGAGGGACGATCCCATCCGGATTGCATGGTGACTGCAGCATGTTGTCTGGCAACACGCCATCTAGAATATTGTCCCTGCTCAAAATGTCCAAAAGATCATCCAGCCTCTTTTTGTCGCGGCAGCGGGCATTCTCAAGCATCTCGGCACACTGCTCTGGCGGGACACCCTTCTTGGCTAGCAACTCGCACCTTAGCTCATCTATTTCAGTATCCAGGCAGATGTCTAAAGTGAGCCCCTCCTGCTCTGCCTTGTCCTCTATTTGTTCGCACAAAAGTGCAACCTGAGTTTCGTTTCCGATGGTCTGAAAGAACCTACGTATCATCTCCTTGTCTGCCAAGTATCTTCGGAGATCTGGATATTGGCTAGAAATTATTCCCTCTACGATTCTCATCACTGCGGGACT